GAAAATGGTAATTTCCCAGCACAATACTTTGTATTGGAAGAAGGAGATGATGGTATTCTAAGACCTGTTTTTGGTCCTGACCCTGATCTAGAAGATGCTCAACGTAAACACGCTGAGTTATCTGGATCAAAGAAAAGAGCTAGAGATAGTAAAGGTCACTATAAAGCAGATGATCCATCTACTCCAGATGTAAATGAAGCTTATGTTTCAGGAAAAGCTCCTGCTAAAAAGCGTGGAAGACCAAAAAAGAAAGGATAATAATCAACAAAGATACAGTGCTTAACCTTTAAGTTTTGTTATTTATAGGTTAAGTTTCTGTTCTTTACAACAAAGATAAGGATAAATTATGAAATACGGAAACAAGAAAAAGAAAATGGCAGTAGGCGGTGTAGGCAAAGTAAAAAAAATGCGTGCAGGCGGACCTATTGGTAATCCAATTCGAGGGGGAAGTGACTATATGCCAAAACCTCCTAGATTAATAGGTAGACCTCTTAACCCACGAAAACGTCCAATTAACCCTAAAGTACCTATGAAAATGGATGCTGAAGGTAGAAGAGGAATGAAAGATGGCGGAACTACAGGTTCTGCTCCTGGTGTCGTTTCTTACCAAGACTACGTTAAAAAAACATTTGGGTAATTTAATAATTACGCATAATGTCTAGAGCCAAAGACAGGCTCGTAGAAGATGGAAATGTTAATTAGAGGTATTTAATGGCTAAAGGATTTCAAAGAAAGTTACGTATAAAAAAATATAAAAAAGGTGGTAAATCATCTATGAAAAAAGGTGCGTGTTAAATAATGGCAACAAGCGGTACAACAACATTTAATCTAGATTTATCAGATATTATGGAAGAAGCATATGAACTATGCGGTCTTACTATGCGTTCTGGTTATGATTATAGAACTGCAAGACGTGCTTTAAATCTTATATTTTTAGAATGGCAAAACAAAGGCTTAAACCTTTGGAAGATAGAACAAGCAACTCAAGCTTTAACTGCAGGCACTAGCAGCTATGCTGCAGAAACTTCTGCGTTAGAGATAGTTGATGCTTTTATACGAACAGATTCTGGAGATACTGATAAACAGTTTGATCAACAACTTACTAGAATATCTAGAACACAGTACAACCATCAAGCAAAGAAACTATCTAGGTCAAAGCCTACTCAGTTTTATGCTGATAAAGGTACTGGTGGTATTAATATAGTTTTATGGTCAACGCCTGATGATGCACAAACATATACTTTAGTTTATGACTACATAAAAAGAATTGAAGATGCAGGTAGTGTTGCAAGTAATAATGCAGATGTACCAGCAAGATATCTTCCATGCTTAACTTATGCACTAGCATATAATATAGCCTGTAAAGAACCTGAAGCTCAGAATAGAGTTAACATGATTAGGCAAAGATATATGGAGCTATGGGATGAAGTTTCTGATGCTGATAGAGAAAGAGCAGCAGTAAAGTTTGTACCAGGTGGTAGTGTTTATTAAAAATGTCTTATGCAGTAGGCTCAAAAGCACTAGGTATATGTGATAGATGTGGATTTTCATACAAGCTTAATGAGCTTAAATATGAAATAGAAAATGAAACTAGAAATGGATTAAGAGTTTGTAAGAATTGTTTTGATCCAGATCAACCACAATATCAAGTAGGTAAACTAAATACCTCTGATTCACAAGCATTATTTAATGCAAGACCAGATAGCGGAGAAAAAGATTCAACTGTTTACTTTGGCTTTGATCCTGTTAATAGCAGTGGCATAGTCTTAAGAGGCAATATAGGAGATGTAAAAATTACAATAGGATGACTTATTCAGAACTAAAAAGTTTAATACAAGATTATTTACAAAATACAGAAGCTACTTTTGTAGCAGATTTGCCTACAATAATTAAACAAGCAGAAACAAGAATACTTAAAACAGTTAAGCTTCCTGTGTTTAGAAAAAATGTTACAGGAAATTTAACATCAGGTAATCAATATCTATCAACACCAACAGATTTTTTAGACAACTTTTCTTTAAGTATTACAAACTCTAGTTCACAAGAGTTTCTTTTATTTAAAGATGTTAACTTTATAAGAGAGGCTTATCCAAATGCTTCTACTACAGGAGTACCAAAGCATTATGCTTTGTTTGATAATACATCTTTTATTGTTGGACCAACACCAGGTTCTGGTTATACAGTAGAGTTACATTATTTCTATCAACCAGATTCACTAACAGCTGGTTCTGATTCAGGAACTACATGGTTATCAACTAATGCTGAGAATGCATTATTATATGGATGTTTGGTAGAAGCTTATACTTACATGAAAGGAGAGCCTGATCTTATGGCAACCTACGAAAAAAGATATGATCAAGCTTTAGCTAGATTAAAAACTTTAGGAGAGGGTGATAATAAAGTAGATTCATATAGAGATGATAGTTATAGAATAGGTAGAAGCTAATGTTAAATGCAGAAATAAAACCAGAAGTAGGTACAGTTGACGTAAAGACAACACAGAATAAAGGTCTTAGTCCTGAATATTGGACTGAAAGAATAGTAGAGAGACTTATAGCAATAAGCGATAATGCTGATCCAATGGTGCAAGCACAAGCTAAAGCTTTTAAATCATCTATAGAAAATTTAATTTTACTTTATATAAAACAAGCTATATTAAGCGATAGAGCTACTGTAGCTGGTTTATTAGAGAAACAAGGTCATAAGGATATGGCTGATATTGTAAGGAGAATATAATGGCGATAACGCAAGCAATGTGCACATCTTTTAAACAAGAATTATTAGAGGGTGTACACAATTTTAAAAACTCAGGTGGCAGCACTTTTAATCTAGCACTTTATACAAGTTCAGCTAGTCTTGGTGCTTCTACAACTGCGTACACTACTTCTAATGAAGTATCTGGTACAAACTATACTGCTAAAGGAGCATCTCTAACTAGAGTTGATCCTTCTACATCAGGAACAACTGCACTTACAGATTTTGCAGATTTGACTTTTTCAAATGCTACTGTAACTGCAAGAGGAGCTATGATCTTTAACGATTCAGCTTCTGGTGATCCAGCTGTTTGTATTTTAGATTTCGGAGGAGATAAAACATCTACTGCTGGAGATTTTACAATTCAATTTCCAACAGCTGATGCTTCAAATGCTATTATTAGAATAGCGTAAAATGGCAAACGTAACAGGTTGGGGTCGAGGTACCTGGGGTCAATTAACCTTTGGCGAACCTATACCTGTTGAAGTTACTGGAGTTTCAGGAACAACTGCACTCGGTAGCGAAACAGTTTCTGCAGCAGCAGATGTAAGTGTAACTGGTGTATCAGCTACAAGTGCATTAGGCTCAGAAACAATAACAGCAGATGCTAATATTTCTGCAACAGGAATTGCTGGAACTTCTGCATTAGGAAGCGAAACAGTAGCAGCGGATGCTAATACATCTGCAACTGGTTTTGGTCTTACTTCTGCATTAGGTAATGCAATGACTATGGGAGCAGCTGTAACAGGAGTTACAGGCTCTGCTTCAGTAGGAACACTTGGTGATGAATCAGTTTCCGCAGCAGCTAATGTATCAGTTACAGGATTAGCAGGAACTTCTGCATTAGGAAGTATAAGTTTATCTACTAATAATGTTTTAGAAGTTACAGGACTAGATGCAACAAGTAGCTTAGGAAGTATAACTGTTGTAGCTAAAGCAGTTACTATTCCAACAGGAGTATTTGCTACTGGAGAAATAGAAGGAGTAAATGTTTGGGGATTAGTCGATGATTCACAAACACCTAGCTATTCAAGTATATCGACAACACAAACACCAAACTATAGTAATATAAATACATCTCAAGATGCTAACTATCAAGAGGTGGCGTAAAAAAGGATAATTTATGGCAACATATGTAAATGATTTAAGACTTAAAGAAATTGCAACAGGTGACGAAAGCGGTACCTGGGGTACTTCTACGAATACCAATTTAGAATTAATTGCAGAAGCTTTTAGTTATGGCACAGAAGCTATAACTACAAATGCTGATACTCATACAACAACAATAGCGGATGGATCAACTGATCCAGGTCGTTCATTGTATTTAAAATATACAGGCACACTTGATAGTGCTTGTACGATAACTATTGGACCAAATACTGTTTCTAAGGTTTGGCTAATAGAAAATGCTACATCAGGATCACAAAATATAATTATATCTCAAGGCTCAGGAGCTAATGTCACTATACCAGCAGGTCATGTAAAAGCTGTATATTCTGACGGAGCTGGCTCTGGTGCAGCTATGACAGATGCATTTACAGATTTAAATGTAGCAGGTGATTTTTTTGTTGGTGACGATTTAACTTTATTATCTGATGCCTCAGTATTAGGTTTTGGTACAGATACAGACACCACTCTTACACACGTTGCTGATACAGGTTTACTATTAAATAGCACAAGACAATTACAGTTTGGTGATTCAGGCACATACATACATCAATCAGCAGACGGAGTATTAGATTTAGTTTCTGATACTGAAATAGAAATAAACGCCACAACCATAGACATGAATGGTGCTGTTGATGTTTCAGGAACAATTACAGCAGATGCAGGTATAGATATTGATAACATCAATATAGATGGAACCACTATAGCTTTATCTAGTGGTGACTTAACCCTTGATGTAGCAGGCGATATTATTCTTGATGCAGATGGTGCAGATATAATCTATAAAGATGGTGGCACAGAAAAAGCTAGATTAAATTCATCAGGTTCTTGGATTGGTGGTATTACTTCACAAGAGGGAATTGG